ATGTCCAGCACTTCCACAATCACTACTCTGGTCGGTAATGTGTGGACGCTCATGACTAGCAATCCTCTGCTGCTGGTTTTTCTGGCGGTCTCTCTGCTCGGCGTTGGCATTGGCGTGTTCAAGATGATCAAGGGCGCGTCCAAGGGCAAGTAACTCCCCTGCGCGGGGGCTCGGGGGTTTCCCGGGCCCCTATTCTTTTTATGGAGGGATAGTCTATGAATGAGTATCAAATTCTTGATTTTTGTCATCTTAATGCTCCTGTTCGTTGTCCTAATTGTGGTCGGCTTATTCCTTATTTTCGTGGCAAAAAATCTCGCTGTCCGGTTTGTAAGAAGCCGTCAGCGTTGCGGGGGCGTTAATATGGCTGATTACTTAACCGGCGTTCTGGGCCTGTTTGATGCCACGCTGCGCGCCATGTTCGGCGTTCCTGTGTTTGCTTTCTTTCTGGCCTGTTTCCTGATGGCCGCTGTGTTTGGTCTGTTCCTGCTTATGAGAAATGCGGCGCAGGGCCGCAATGATCGGAGGAATATGTGATGGATTGGGGTTCTGTTTTTAACTCGGTAGTCGAGTTCATGATTTGGTTTATCGGCTGTCTTCATGTGGTTGGCTGTCTCGGCGGTCTGGCGTTCTTCTTCTGGGTGGTGTATCTGGGTCTGAAAAATCCTCGCAAGCTGGAGGGCCTATTCAATGACAAATGATTTTTACCGGGAATACGTCCGCATTATTGCAATCGCATATGAAGCCGGCTGGCTGGTCACTTCGGCCGGTAACCAAATTATATTGACCATGCCGGGGGTAAAGAAAGAGGACAGACCCTAAAGCCTGTCCTCAATATTTCCTTCATGGAGGGTTTCCTTTATGTTTACTTTCTACGTTCTTTGTGCCGTTTTTTCGATTTCCTTTGCTATTGTCGTTGGACTTCGTACGGGCTGGTATTTTTGCGATAACTTTGATGTTTTTGCTGATGCCCTCCTTTCGCTCTGGCGGCATACATTGGGGCGGCTCTTTCACAAAAAGCCCTAAGGCTTGTCCTCCTACAATATAAATTACGGTACAGGCACGGCAGCCAGCCGTGTCTGTTTCGTTTTTGTTGCCAAGGCTGTACAATGGGAGAACTTCGGTCTGACCTAATTGTCCAAGGACTAACCACGTCCGCAAAGGAGTCCGTCAGCCGTCTCTCTCATTGACAGCAGTTCGATTTGAGCAGGTCGTCCCGCCCGGTATCGGGTGTGTTCGCGTAACCAAGGAGATTGAATCGGCAATGAAAGAACGGCGGAGCCGAGTGCGAAGTCAAATCATCAGGAGGTTTTTCATGAACACAGCCGTTGGAATTGATGTGTCTAAGGGAAGAAGCGTTGTTGCCGCCATGCGCCCATTTGGCGAGGTTGCCTTGCCGCCGCGCGAGTTTCTTCACACAAGCGAGGGCCTGTCAGCACTATCGGAAGCGCTGCGCTTGATTGATGGGAATACCCGTGTTATCCTTGAAGCAACTGGGCGCTATCACGAGCCGGTCGTTATGGCGCTCCAGGAGGCTGGATTCTTTGTCAGCGCGGTCAACCCCAAGCTCATCAAGGACTTCGGTAACAATTCGCTCCGAAAGGTCAAGACTGACAAAGCTGATGCGGTGAAGATCGCACGGTACGGTCTTGAATATTGGGAAGAGATGCGCGAGTACACAGAGACAGATACCACACGTCAGCAACTCAAGCTGTTTTCGCGGCAGTACAATCTGCACATGAAAACGGTGGTTTCACTGCAAAACAATCTCATTTCACTGCTTGACTGCGTGTTTCCGGGGATAAACGAGTTGTTTACAAGCCCGGTGCGCGAGGATGGACGCCAGAAATGGGTAGATTTCGTCTGTACGTTTTACCACCGCGACTGCGTATCCAGTGTCAGCATTGCCGCTTTCTCTGAGCATTACCGCAAGTGGTGCAAACGAAAGGGCTATAACTTCAGTACGGCGAAAGCCGCTGAAATTTATACCACAAGCCGGAATATGGTTGTGACCATGCCGAAGGATGCGCTGACCAAGGCGCTCATCACCTCCGCTGCTGAGCAGCTCGTCGCCGCCACAGCGACGCTTGCCACCCTCAAGGCCGAGTTTGTTCGCCTTGCCGCCACGCTGCCCGAATACGAGGTGGTACGCTCCATGTACGGTGTGGGCGAAGTCACCGGTGCACAGCTTATGGCTGAGATTGGAGATGTCCGCAGATTTGCCAACCGTGGCGCTCTCATCGCCTTCGCCGGCGTTGACCCCGGCGTGAATGAATCTGGTAAGCACAGCTCGCAGAGTGTTCGAACGACCAAGCGCGGCTCACCGCATTTGCGAAAAACCTTATTTCAGATTGTCAGCACCCATCTCAAACAGTCCCCGCCAGACGAGCCTGTATACCAATTCCTCGACCGCAAGCGGGCCGAGGGCAAGCCCTTCCTCGTCTACATGACCGCTGCCGCGAACAAGTTCCTGAGAATCTACCATGCCAAGGTCAGGGACCACTTGAACGCTTTGGAGCAAGTGAATTCGAATACATAGCCAGCCTCTGGATTTCGCTTAATCAGGTGGGCGCATATTGCGGCCGCCTTTTTGTTGTGCTCATTTTTCTGCCCGGGATTTTCCTGCATTTTGGCCTTGACTTTTGTTAGCAGGACTCTTTTAAATGTTTTTCAATGTCTGCGGCTTGCTTGTAAATATCAAATTCGCATATGTCGTGTTTTTCCGTTTGAGGTTTTTGCTTGAATTTTATTATTGCTATAACTAGTACGGGGATTGCAAATGGCCACATTCCAATTACTACAAGTATCAATCCAGTTATCGTTAAACTTATTGCTGTTTTCATTTTCTGTCCCCTTTCTTACGTTTGGAGGTGTATTTATGGTAAAAAATCTTAAACGCATAATATCATTTTTAATGGCGTTTGTCATTAGTTTTACGATTTTGCTTGTTCCTGCGTCTGCTACTCCAGCGGATGAAGCTATGGACTGGTGGAATTGGATTAAAAAAATGGCTTCGGTTTCTGCTGAGTATCAACCTTATCAATGGTGGCTTGATAAATGGAAATCTAGCGATTCCTCCATGACTGACGTTTCTCAAGCTAATACCGCCTATTCCAATTACGTTTCCACCGTCCAGTCCGCCCTCGGCACCTCCACGGTAGGCGATAATTGCGTTTATCTGGGTAACTGGTCGTTGGATACCGATTTGACCAATTCTTACTTTGTTAGTAATGGAACGTTTACTTCTGGATCTACATTCTCGTGGACTTGTACGTATAGCACTTCTTCCAACTGGACTTCTACTTTTGCCGTGGATGCAACTTTTGTCGCTCCTGTTTCTGGTACATACGTTTTAACTCCCTTTACTGATTTCTCGTATTCCGGAACCGGCAATAGTACCTTTTCCCCGAATTACCTTTATGTGAAAACTAGTTCTGGTACTACTGTTGTCAGTTATCCGAATTTTAAGGGTCAAAATTTGTCGGCTTCTTTGACTGCTGGAGTAACTTATACTGTTCAGCTTACTTATGTGTCTTCTGGCTCTTCTCCTCGTACATGGAATATTCAGGGTGCTTGTCGCTTGGAATATCCCACAGGTGATCTTGCCGCTGCTGCCGGGTCGCTCGATATTTCCACCGAAACCCGTACCGGCTCCCTCTGCGGTGATTACTTCTACGAGGGCGATGACGGCACCATGGTTCAGGCCGAGAATATCTATTTGTTTGACGAAACGAACAACTCGGTAACGAATCCCGCAACCGGCACCACGGCCACGGCCTCCAGCTGGACATACGACTATGCTACCCGTACTTATACCATCACTGCCACGGATGGCAGCACATATACCATTGTATCCGGTGATGATGCCGCCGCCGTAACCATCAAGGATTCCGGCAATATCTCCACCACGTATAATTATTATTACGGCACAACGACTGGCGGCGGTAGTTCTGGCGGTGATACCGAGAGCATTTGGACGAAACTTGGTAAACTGTTCGGCTCGATCACTGATGGATTCCTTGAAGTCCTAAAAGCATTTATTGGTAAGCTGCTGGACGGTCTAACCTCACTTCTTGATCTTATCAACAGCAAAATTGGGACAATCGTTAATTCCATCCTTAGTCTGTTCGATAATGTCCCGAAACTGTTTACCGGTTTTACCGCTTTCTTAACCGCCGTCTTTCCGTTCCTGCCACAGGAATTTTTTGATATCCTGATTCTCGGCGCCGCGCTGGCTGCTGTGATTCTGATTATCAAAATGCTGAAAAGGTAGGTGATCGTATGGAGGATATTGGGAAACTATTCGAGATTACTAAAAATCTCATGGATACACCACTCACGTTATACGGCTATACGTTTTCCTACTGGCAAGTGTTTATTTGGGTGATCGTGGCCGGTTTGATTATCTGGTTTATAGGGAGGGTTATTGATGCCTGAAAATAGTACGAGTTCGGCGGCGGTTAGTTCGGCTGCGTCCAGCGTCGAAACGGTTGAGACGGTGGAAGTCCCTGCGGATACATCCCGGCCGCTGCTGTCCACTAGCTTTTCCGACTATACGGTGACCGAGGGGCTTTTGCTTCTCATTTTCGTTATCCTGTTGCTGGACTTCTTTTTGAACCTGATTCGGAGGTGGTTTTGATGGTTCAGGTAGTAACTGACTTCTTCGGCCTGTCTGGTCTGAACATGGTGCCGCCCGATAACCTCACCCAGCTGATTCCCTATCTGCTGCAATTCATCGTTGCCGTGGTTCTGGTGCTGGCGGTGTTTAAGGTGATTTCTGCCATTGTCCAGATCTTCTGTAATTGGCGGTGGTTTAAATGAGCGATTTCGCTGTTATTTCCTTGTTTGGTATCATTGTCCTTGTTGTCGGTCTTCTCATGTTGGGGTGGTTTGAATGATTGCTAAAAAGCCCGGGCTTCGTAACCTCTGGAATAATTTGAAGAATCCACCTCCGGGGCCTTCTTGGATTTGGATTATTCTGGATTTTATCCTTTCTTCCTGCGGCTTTTTCTTCTGGTTGCAGAATTTGGGGGTGATTAAGTGATCTTTATTGCCTTGATCGCGGCTTTCCTGATTCTGGCTGCTTTCCCGAAAATCCGCTGTGTGGTTTTTCATCCGGTGTCCTCGGTCTATTATGGAGTGAAGGACATTTATTTCTATTTCAGGCTGAACATGAAAAACCTGTGCCCTACCGGCTCCTTGGTTGCCTACATAGGCTTGTTTGGTAAAGGGAAAACACTTTCCGCCGTTCATCGGGTGGTAACGGCCTATAACCACTATGACGGCCTGCCGGTCTGGTGCTATCGTCGGCATAAGATGGTGACTCAGAGAATTAAAATTATCTCGAATGTCTCTCTGTCCGTCCCTTATGAGGATTTCGTATCACTGGAACAGATCGTGCTGGATGCGGAGCGAAAAACCGAGTATGACGACGCTCACGATGTCCTGACGATTACGCTCGTCCTCGGGGATGAATTCAGCGTCCAGATGAACAGCCGAAACTTTAAAAAGAACATAGACCCGCTATTTCTGAATACGCTGCTGACCTGCCGTCATTATTACATTTCTTTGTTCTATACGGCCCAGCGGTTTATGCAGGTAGATGCGCTGCTTCGTCAGGTGACTAGCTATGTGGTGGACTGTGACAAAACGTGGCGGCTTCAGGGGAATAACGAGTATGACGCTTGGGAGATGGAAAACGCCACGAATGCAACGCTGCTTACTCCGCTTCGCCGCCGTGCCTGGTTTGTACGTGATCGGGACTATAACGCCTATGATACGCTGGCCTGTGTCGGTAATCTGAAAAAGGAAATGAAGGACGGCAATATGATGTCCGAGGAAGAAATACTCGCATTGCAGCAGAACCAGAACCAGACGAATATGGACGGCGTTGTAAAACCCTCCCGGCGTTGGCAAAAAAGCAGAAAGAAAAAAGCATCATGAAAAACAAGAGGGGCCCCCGCTCTCCGGCTTGCCGGAGCGGGGCCCCTCACCCCTGTGTAGGTATATCATGCTACTTCCTCCGGTGCCAGCCCAGTATTTTTCTCGGATAGCCGTTCATCCAGCTTTGGAGAACGGCTATTTCTTTTTTGCTTATCTTTGCAAAATCTGTTCCCTTGGGATACCAGCGGCGTATCATGCGGTTATGGTTCTCGTTGCTGCCCTTTTCCCATGCGGCGTATGAATGGCAGTAGTAAATATCAAA